TGTTCTAGCCATTGACAACATTGACTTTCTTTCTTGTGCAAAGTCTATTTGTGTTTCTTGAAATGTCCTATCTGTATTAAATGATAGCATATCACCAACGGCTGCATTTAATTCCAATAACATCATCCCTACCGATGCATCGTTAAAGTCATTGAATATGTCTGGGTAATATTGTTTTACGAAGTCAATCAATTCGCTCCTTATATCAGCGAAATTTCTAGATGAATAATTTATTTTCTTTGTTGCCATATTATATGTTTATTATTACAAAATCAGTAGCTTCAAATACATCATCTGTAACCGTGTAATCTATTCTTATTGTTGCAGCATATTCGCTGTTTACGCTTTCGTCTACCGTAACTTCATTTATTGCTAGGTTAGGTAAGTATTTCTTCACAGTGTCAGTTATTTCAGACTTAATCTCTGATAATGTACCACTATCGTTTGGTTGGAATATAAACTTTAGTAGACTGGTTCCAAAGTCTGGTAAGTATAATCTCTCTCCTTTCCTAGTTAATATAAGATGCATTAAGTCCGCTTTAATTGCAGCACTATCTTCATCATTTAAATCTAGGAAAAAACCCTTATCACTGTCTTGAAACGGGAAGTTTATGTTTATATATTTTCCATCTGCCATATTAGTAGTTTCTTTATTAGATAAATACTATAATAAATATTTTTTAGAATTAAATAGTTCAAATAAAAAAGGCCCATCTTTCGATGAGCCAGTTTAATTAAATATTATAGGATATTTGCTTATCCGTCACATGATATGCACTCTTCCATGGCAGAAGCTGCAATATCACCCCTGAGTACCGATTCGGTTCTCATATAATAAAGAGTCTTTATACCTTGTTTCCAAGCATCCATATGCACTTGATTAATCCACTTAGGTTGCGCCTCCTTAGGAAATGCTAAATTTAACGATACTGATTGGTCTACGTATTGTTGTCTGATACCAGCTTGTCTTACTAGGTCTAGTTGGTTTATTTCCTTGAATGTCTTAAATACATCCTTAAATTTTATTACGTTATCTGTTTCATCATCTAATTCTGAGCAACTCTTTAATTTACCATCTAAGAAGCACCAATCATCTAGAAATTTCAAGTCTTGTACAGAGCCACCGTCTGCTAGTATCTTATTCCACACTTTCTTGTCATCCTTTTTCATCTTCTTTAAGTACTTAACCAACGACCTATTCTTTCTTATAAATGTTCCCTTAGCCGATTGGTCTGTCCAAACGTTAGCTGGCCAAGGTTCAATACCAGCAGACCAATTTCCAGCCAATTTAGAATTGGATACCGTGGGTGCTATGGCCATAGTGTGGGTATTCCTAAGTCCAGTACCAACACACCATAGTGGTTCTCCATATTCATCAGCCATATCCATACTAGCTCTTTCAGATTCTAATCTCATTTGTGAGAATACCTTTCTAGTTTCAAATTGAGCTAATAGCCCCTCAAATGGTAGTCCCCTCTCTTGTAAGTATGAGTGCCACCCTAATACACCTAGCCCCAATGCTCTACTCTTTTCAGCAAATCTAACTGAATTCTCAAATCCCTTCATGTTCTTGGCTTTTTGAAGAAATTCTTCTAATACACCATCTAAAAACCATGTTGCGGTATAAACTAAATCAGTATCACACCACTCATCATACTTAGCTAAATTTAAAGAACTTAAACAACAAACAAATGAATGATTTTCATCTGTATGTAGTACAATTTCTGAACATATATTTGTCATGAATACCTTAAGTCTATTTTCCTTATATGCTTTAGGGTTTTGTTTATTAACATTCCCCTTAAACATTATGTAGGGTTCTCCAGTTTGTCTTCTTTTTCTTAATACAGCAGACCACCTCTTTCTAGCCTCAATATCACCTTGCTCTACCTTCCTCATAAACTTGTCTGATATAACAACACATTGATGTAAGTTTAAAGATTGTCTATTTATATCACCCTTAGGCTCTCTAATCTCAAGCCAATCCCAAAAATCGGCATGCTCTATGTTGATATTAACTGAAGCGGCACCTCTTCTTACTGCGCCTTGATTAGTGGCTAGTATTGTTGAGTCATACATCTTACAGAATGGAACTACACCATCAGATGTGCCATTATTTGTTATGTAAGACCCAGCTGGTCTGATTTGATTTATCCCTATGCCTACACCACCGCCATGCTTAGCTAATAGCATCATTTCAAGATTCTTACCACCTATATCATTTATTGAATCTGCAACGTCAATCCCGAAACAACTAATGGGTAACCCTCTCTCAGTTCCAGTATTAGATAATACTGGAGATGCTAGACATAGCCATCCTCTCCATATATAATCAAAAAACTTTGATGATAGGTGTGGTTTTCTAAGTCTTCTAGAAATAGTCGTTGCCACCCTCCAATAAGCATCTTTTGGGGTCTCACAATCTAATAAGTAACCCTTAGATATTGTCTTTATGTATACCTCAGTACAACCCCATTCTGGAATGTCAACACCCTTCTCCCATCCTAGTTCTGTTAGTAGTTTACTAATCTCTCTTGTGGTGGGTTCTTCCTTGTAATCTCTTATTCTCTTAGCTGTTTCTTTCCTTGATTCTTCTTCCGTTAATTCAAATTGTTGTTTATCCATAATAATTATTTTTAATATATATTGTCCCAATCATCATTCTCTCCAGCCTTAGCGTAATCTGTACTTCTAATAGCAAAGAAGTCCGTATGTGTATGACCGCCAGTTAGATGGTAAAACCAATCTAATTCTGATGCTGAATCTTCATCATAACTAAAATGAAAGTCACCACCTATAATTGGATTATATCCCAACTCACCTATTTTTTCATTTGTTCTTGATTTTATAAATTCTTTAAGGTCTTTAGATTTAAGGTTTTCTAAGTCTCCCATTTCAAACATCTTATCAATAAAGTCAAGCTCCATTTTTACTATTAATTGTGATGCCTCTTGTATGGCGGGTGCTACAGCTTCCCTTAACTCTGGATATTCTTCACACATGTGATTAAATAATCTACATCCCATTCTTGAATGTAGTGATTCATCCCTAACGGACCATTTCATTTGTTGACCTATACCCTTTAATAAATTTCTCATTTGGAAACTATATAAGACAGCAAATGAGCTATATAGCGATACCCCCTCAGCAAATGCTGAAAATATGGCTAGGGACTTAGCAACATCAATTCTAGCCTCATGTGACTTAGCTAAGTCCTCATGGGTATAATCATTCTTAGTTTCCATTAAGTATTCAAATTTGCTGGCTGTTGCTGGTTCGTGTAGAAACCCCTTAAAATCCTCAAGCCCTAGTGTCTCGTTCAAATACGAATAGGCTTCAGCGTGTATAGTTTCAAAATTACCAAAGGTAATTGCCATCTTTTTTATTTCGTGCTTAGGGAACCACCTAGTAACCATACCTGTCCAATAATCTTGTATTGCACACTCAGTTTGGGCGAATCCTAATAGTATATTACCCACTAGATTTTTTTCATGTGGTTTAAGATTTTCATTCCAATTTTTAATGTCGCCTTGCATTGATATTTCAGTATATAACCAATGGGCTTGTTGTTGTGGTAACCAACCATCATTATGATATTCTGGATATTCAAATGGCTTATACTCAATTCTTTCTGTAAATAATTTAGACATATTTTTTATTTTATTTAAATGTGTTATTTTACTAATCCGCTTCTTCGAATGCTTTTTTCCTTTCCTTAGCGGCATCCAATATACTATTGGTTCTTATTTGTGAGTTAGTTTCTTTATCCCTCTTAGATTCCATTAATGTTTTACCACCATTATCATCTACAATTTTTATTGATATGCAACCATTATCAAACTCAGCATCCTCAAAAACAAACCCGTCTTTACCGAATCTAGATTTAAGTATTGCTATGTTTGCGTGTCCACTCTCTTTTTGTTCTAAGGTTTTAGCTATAGATACAATAAAATGACCTATTTGTCCTTTTTTAATGGAGCCACCAATCATGGTTGCATCAACTGTCTCAGCACCTATAGATTGTCGATTTCCTTGGACTGCTGTCCAACCAGCAATATCCATCTCTGCTAACATTGTTTCGAATTGTCTCATTACAAATCCTTCAGAGTCCCAAGTATCCTTAAAGTGTTTGGTTGATTGTATACAATCAATGTAATCTATTAGCACAATATCTGGTCTAAATCCTTGTGCTATTTGTTTTCTTATATATTGCTTAATGTGTGGTATTGTTGTACCATCACTAGGGAATTTCTTTAACTTAAGTTGGCCCTCTTCAGCACCCTTATCCATTGCAAGATTAGTTAGAGATTCTTTATGATATTTCAAATCATTAAGATTTACACCACTCCAACAAGATAAGTGTTTTCTTTGTATTACCTTAGGATTATCTTCAAAGAATATTTGCAATACATTTAAATTATTGGGGGTTGATTTAGCTGTATTGGCTATCTTGGTAATCATAGTTGTCTTTCCTACACCAAACGGTGCCAATATAACACCCAACTCACCCTTAGCTAATCCACCATCCATAAGTTCGTCTAGCTCTCTTATACCTGTTGGTATGGGCTTTCTAAAGTCATCTGCTAAGACACTATCTAAGTCGTGGAATACATCTATACCATCATCCTTTCCATCACC